TCCACCACCAGCTGAAGGAGAATAAACATTAAAAGCAGCAATTTGAGCTATAGCATCATAATCTCTACAAGCTGCAGCAGTAACATGTATACCAGCTAATCCTAAAGTTGCTGTTTCTGCTGGATGCATTTGATATACATACTGACCAAATCCTGATTCATACACAGGACCAGTACCACCAATAAAAGCTCCACCATTAATAGCTATATAAGGATAAATTGATGCAGTACTTACACCTACCATAGCTGTTGTTCCAGTAGCAGCATCAGTAAGAAGTATTGGTATATTTCTTAAACTTGCTGTACTTTCATTCTGTAATACATAAAACATTATTTTTCTCCGTAATAGCTTATATTATTATTATCCAGCAAATCTTCCACCAAAGTTTCTACCACCAACACTACCAGCATAAGGAGGTGGTGGAGGTGCAGGAAATCTAGCACTTTGTGAATTGTATAGTTGTAATACCTGTGTTGATGCAAAACCTACATTGTAAAATTCAGCTATTGCAATATCATAATTAGAAGCTGGTCCGTAATTTGAATATAATCCACCTAAAGTTATCCAAGGTGTGTAGGCATATAATGGATCTCTTCCTATAAAACCTAAAATACCAGTAGGACCAAAATATGGAGGATATGCTCCTTGCCAATCTTGAGGTATAGAACCTACTAAATTACCATTTAGATAAAGATTACAATCAGTACCATCAGCCACATAACCAAGATGTAACCAATCATTATTAGTTAAACCACCAGGAAAAGAGGTAACTCCAAAGCCACTACCCATAGAACCTTTAGCTCCAGCTGGATAATTTGCAGCTGGTAATTGTTTAGCAAATCCTAAGTGACCACCACCAGAGCCAGTATCTAATCCCCACCCAGTCATATAATTAGATGCACCACTTTGTGGAGGATTATTCCAATCTGAACTCTTTACCCATATAAAATGAGAACCTGTAAATAATTGTGTTCCTGCAAATCCAGCTGCAGCATCTTTGTAGAATTGGTCAGCTCCACCAGCAAATGAATAATATTTACTTTGTCCAGTACCACCAAATGTACCAGAAAGTGTTGGATTAGTTAGTGTATTACCAGTACCAGATAGGTCGTATAATGTTCCACCAGTACCAGGATAAGAAGCTACATCTGAAAAGTCATATTGACCAATAGGAGCTGGTAATGGTGGAGGTGGTGGTGGTCCTCCAAAAAATCTATATTCTTGTAAATTAAATAATTCTAAAGCTTGAGTACCACTTAATGGAACATCATAAAATTCTGCAACTGCTACATCAAATCCTGAAGCTGGATAATAATTACTATATAATCCACCTAAAGTCATTGGAGCATAGTAAGGAGCAGCATTGTTACTAATAAATCCTGTAAGTCCTGTAGGACCTGTAACATAACTGTTAGCTTGTGGAATACTTCCAACTAAAACACCATCTAAATATATTTTTGCATTTGTTCCATCAACAACATATCCTAAGTGCATCCAAGTATTATTAGTTAAGCCACCAGGATAAAAGGTAGTGGCCCAGCCACTACCCATTGCTGCAGAAGCTCCTGGTGGATAAAAACTAGCTGATTGTTGCTTCCAAAAACCAACAAAACCTCCACCATTACCAATATCTTCTCCCCAACCTGACATACAACGATATGCACCTACTCCATCTGTCCAGTCAGTAGATCTAACCCACATAAAATGAGAAGCTGTTAATAATTGTGTGCCAGCTATACCACTATTATTTCTCCAAAACTGATCAGCTCCACCAGCAAAAGTATAATATTTGCTTTGACCAGTACCTCCAAAAGTACCAGAAAGAGTAGTATTAGTTAAATCATTATTAGCTGCTGATAAGTCAAATAAAGTACTACCAGTTCCAGGATAAGAACTTACATCAGAGAAGTCAAATGAACCTTTTAAATTTCCTATAGGTATAGCCATTATCCGTTAAGTCCTTCCCCAAATATTCTTCCACCCATTACAGGTCCAGCTGGTGGAAAAAATCTATTGTAATCTTCATTATATAAATCAGACACTTCTAATGATGTAATAGCTCTAGTATAAAAATATATTAAACCTAATCCAGCTACTCCAGTACCATTCCAAAAATCACTAAATTGAACACCTGGATAACCTGCTCCAGATACACCTTGTATTTGAGCATAATTAAATGTTAGTACTAAATTATCATCTATATAAATATCATTAGTACTAGTTGTATTATCATAAACATAAGTTACATTATGCCAAGCATCCATTGTTACTACGCTTGTATCAGCAGGAATAGATAATCCAGGACCATATCTAACTTTATATCTGCTAGTTGAATTAATATTATCAATGTGAATTGGATCATTAGGATAATTTCCATTGTAATAAATAACATCAGTTTGTGTGGAATCAAAATAGTTCCAAAAAGATACAGTAAAAGGTAAATTTCCAGTACCCAATAGACCTTGTAAATTGCTAGTTAATCTATTACCAGGAGCAATAGCTATAGTCCCAAGAGTACCATCATAAGTATATGATGTGTTTAATATTGTCCAGTCATTGTTAGCAGCTGAAAGGTCATTTACTGCAGTTCCACCATTAGTAAAACAAGATGGATCTAAAAAATCTAAATATGTTACTAAGTTTGCTGTTGGTATTGCCATAATTAATTATAACTCTCTGTACATTTAGCAGTGTTAAACATACCTTCACTAGTTGTATCATCAACACTTGTAACTAAAAAATATCTATTTTGATGAGTATCTCCAACAATAGTTATACGATCTTGGAATTCTACTGGAGCATCAAAAGCAAATACAAACTCATATTCATCTCTTGCTTGTATTCCTCCACCAATCAACTGCTCTTTGTTAGTTTTATGGACAAAACGAGCTGGAAATACACCAACTAAGACGTTTTCAGAATAAGTACCACCAAAGTCATCAGTAAATGTTTCTTGACGAAATAAGGTTACTTTATTGGTTAAAAAATAGTTAGCGTTCACTACACGCAATACATTTAAAAGTGATGGTGGTACTCCCATTATAATATAAAGAAGCTCCTAAACTTCCCTGCCATTTGTAAACAATTTTCCTGAATTGTATGCAAATCTATTCTCATTTGACCATCTGAAGTATTTGCAAGATTAGCAGCTATAGATGCTTTTAGTAACCATGCTTGTTTTGCTGCAGCTCTAACATCATATATTTCTTGAGTAATAAAACCATTATCTTGGAATGTTAAGCCATAAAAGTTTGGTGGAGTACCTACATAATTATAAAATGCTTGACCAACAGCATATCCAATAGAAGGAAATGTAGGTTCAGTTGTAGTAGATGTTCCAGCTATGATACACTGATATACTCTGCCATTAGGAATAGTAGGAACAATCATTTGTCCAACTACATAAGGTGTATTAGGTTCCCAAGTTGTAAATTTTTTATGTTGATCAATAAGATTACCTAATTGATTATTGTCCAGTTCAGGATATAGAGTAGCAGAACACATATCTGATAGTTGTTTTATAGCTTGTAATCTGGATAGAGGCATTCTTTTAATTCCTTGATTTAGTATCTATATTTATTTTACGATAAATAAAAAAAGGAGAGGATTTCTCCCCTCCTTCTTTATAATCCTCCCCAGGATTAGTTGTTTGCAACAAGAACTGCAATAGATCCACATACAGAAGCTGTTGGAAGATCGTGGTATTTGAAACCAAATCTTTCTGTAGCTCTGAAGTAGAGGGAGTCACTGATAAAGCCAGCTTGATCAGAAACTTGAATTCTAAGATCTCTACGGGATCCCATAATAGCACCAGTACTCATGTTACCAAACAATGCAAGAGCAGTATCAGCAGCAGGAGTTGGATCTTGTGAAAGAACCTGAGTATAGATGACAGGATATCCAAAGAGTGTTGGGTTTGGTCCTGGAGCTGCGGTAAGATCAAAGAACCCGTTACCAGACAATGCATCAAGGTCATTACAAACAACCTGTTGGAAGAATGCTCTGTTCATATAGAACGCACACTCACCTGGACGATCTGCATACTGAGGAATAGCTGCAGTAAGTTTACGAAGGTCAGCAAGAGTAACAGCATTCCAACCACCAGTAACGTTAGCTCCAGTGTAAATCCAACCTGCGTTAGCTCCACCATTAACACCTGCAATTTGAGGAACAACACCAGTAATACCACCATAAGTAGAAGTACCATCACCTAAGAAGGTTGCAAGGTCTTCATTATATGCCATTACATATGCCATATCCTGAGCAAGAGCAGAGCCAACATCAACAATGCTATCTTCATTAAGTTCAGAAGATACTTGAGTAAGAATAGCAAGTTTCTTTGCAAGGATTTGAACATTTGCAAAGGTAATCTGTGATGCAGTAATGTTGGTGTTTTCAGCTGGCCAATAAGCAGTGGTAGAAGCTGTGTTTTTAGGAACATTTAAGTTATCAGAACTCATACCCATAACACGAGCATTCTGTCTCATAACACCATATTGATCACGCAAGAAGATAACTTCACGAGCAAGAATCTGTGGAACTAAATATCCACCATCTGCATCAGTAGTTTCATTCTGACCTTTGGTGTAAAAACCATTTTCAACAAGCCAGTTATGAGCTTTCTTGTCATTATGGCCAATCATCTTAGCCATCATACCAAAAGCATAACCAATCTTTTCTTTCTCAGCTCTTGAATCAGGAGAGAAAGACTTTACATTTTTATAGGATGAAGATCCTGGAAGAATTAAATCAGACACTTTTTTTACCTCTGGAGTTGTAGCGGTTGTAGGAATTTCAGAAATAGCTTTAAGCATATCAGCTTTCTTAACTAACTCTTCATTCTCAGTTAACATTTTTTGAGCAACTTCGATGTCACCATCTTCTTGCTCTAAGATTTCAGTAGCCTTGATTGCATTGTCGCTAATCTTGGCTTGGATTTCTTCAAGATTCATAATTTTTACCTCTATATCTGTGTACTTTAGATATTAAATGATTTAGCTTTTTCGAGTAAGCTTTTTCTCAATTCAGCTTTATCATCAATTGTTTTTGTTTGTGGTTCTTGAGAAGACTCAACATCTCGCTGAGCTGTCCAAACCAGATTAGCCAATTGTTTAGATTGACTTCGTGAAATATTTCCTACATCACGCAGGATTTTCTCCACTTCTTTAACAGATGAAAGCTTTACATTCTTCATAGCTTCATCCATAATCATTACAGATTCATCTACCATAGCAGTAGACATCTCATCAACTTTCATTTTATTAAATAAATCTAATGCTAACATATGGAATTTTGTAAGAATAGCATCTGCATCTTCAACAGTTCCATATTCTAAAACACTTACCATAGCATATTTAAGTTTCATTAATAAACACTTCATGCCATATTTAAAAACATCAAGATTAGAATCTTCAAATACAGTTTCAGCAATCATAGATGGATCAGAACCAACAGCTATAGAACCTTCGACCATATCATCAATATCGTCATATTCTTCATCATAGCCTTCGTTCTTCATAGTGTTCATTTTGTCGAACATCATACCCATATAAGCATCGTATTCTTTTTTATCCATACGAGCTAATTCTTCTCTTGAGTATGGAATAAATCTACCCATCTCATCAAAATATCTTTTTACTGATGCCATATTTCTACTCTCCGCTGGTTGTGGTGTTAAACTTGCCTCAGCTAAATTCCATCTTTTAATTTCATATGATTTGCCAACTTTTTCTCTATCAACCATATGACTTGCAGCTCCAGAGCTAAAACCTAACTTACCTTTTTTAGCAAGTTCATAAATCATTTTTGCATATTCATCAGCAAGATCTAACTGAGCTTCATACCAAAGACCAAAGTCAGTCATTTTAATAGATCCATAGCCAATCTTTTTAGTTTTGACTACTGGATCCATACCATGGTTATAATAAAGACCTAACTTATGAGCAGACCCATCAGAGAATTCCATACCAAAATCAGTACTTTTGGTAAAATAATCACGCTCAAGGTCAGTATCTTCAGGATTACCAAAGCGTACAAGATAGCCACTAACCATTCCCTTGCCTGTTGCTTTAATAGATGAGCCTTGAAATACTTTAACACTTTTTATAGGATCTGGAATAACTCTTAATGCATCAGCTCTATGTACTACTGTTTGCTCAGTTAGTACATCATTACCTTCTTGATCTCTTTGTACTAATTTGATAACATATGCTGGATCATCTTCTGTTCCTGTTAAAGTATAATCAGAAATAGAAGACTCAGCTGGACCATCTTTTTTAATATCCACAATTTTACCTTGAGCTTTACCACCACTGGCATTCCACTCAACGTAATCATCCATTTTAAGATCTTCTGGTTTTGCTTTAAGATTGAACATAAATTTATCCTTAACAATAAGTATCTGAAATTAT